TCGAAAGAATCAGCTACAGTAAGCAAGGCGTCCACAGCCAACACGATGTCAGCGTTGGGCCTGCCCAACCTGTGACGGACGGCCTGCTGCAAGGCCGGCGGGATGGCATGATCGACCGCATAGGCCGACACCCTGTCCCTGAAGGACACGAACCGCTCGCGGAGAGTACGTGGGTCCTGGCCCCTCTCACCTAACAGCTCGATGACCTTGGCGATGTCCGGCACGAACCTACCGAACTCTTCGAACAGCAATATGTAACCGGAACTAAAGTACAATACCTCGTCCATGATCAACTTCGCCTCCAAGTTGAACAGATTAGACATCTTCATGACGGCCAAGGTGTAGTCGACGACGCTCCTGAGCCACAAGACATTGTCATCGCCCTTGATGATCATATACACTATGTTCTCGGCGCCAACAGACTCCTTAGCAGAGACCGCGTTATACGCGATGTTCCCCAACATGGTTTGGGGAGCACCAGATTTCATCTGGTATGCTGACACGAACACAAGGCCTAACACCTTGCTCGACACCTTCCCGACATACGAATCCGAGAATATGTCCATAACGCCCGGATCCAAGCCTAACTCCACGAACAAGTAGGCCTCGATGAGCCTAGCCAACAAATTTTGAGCTTTGTCATACTTGCCGGAGTCCATCTCTATTGCTTTAAGGCCTTTGAGCCCAGACAACGCTCCCGTTATCCACGCGGATATGTCCTCATCAGACATTCTGCCGGCACTACAAATCTCCGGCCGGAGTGCTCCATCGAACCTCTCGAACACCACCCTGAACACGCTGGTGAACAACGCCGTGTCCTTCTTCGACAGACTCACTATGACCTGCCCCTGGCCCAATTCGTGTTGGGCGGCGGTGCTGAGCTTCGGCTTGACTCTCTTCTTTATTATCGTGTCGTACCGCTCCATCTCGAGCTCCACCAACTCGCCCGGACACTCCTCGTCCAACATCTTGCGATAGTTCTGGTCCTTGCCAGCTCTCCACGACATGTAGTCGGTGACATTAAACGACAAGGGATTGTCCTTGTAAGTTTTTCCTATTGTGTCCCTGAAGCCCGGGACGAAGGCCCAGTCCACGAACTCGTCGACCAACTTCCTG